TTCAAATAGATTATTAATATTTGAATCAGCATTAACTTGAATTAAATCTGTAGTACCATTAAACAAAGCACTACCATCCCCAATAGCCTCTGCTTCACCTTCTCTTGCGACATCAACTGCTCTTGGAAGAACTGGAGCATTGCCACCATATACTGATGTGGTAGTTGTTGCTCCTTTTATTAATCCTGTATTACCAAGAACTTCTCTAATAGATAATGAATTAATAGAAATATCTGTTGTTTCACTACCGCTATTTCTACTAATTATTACGTTTGTACCATCTGCTTCTACATATCCTGTGTGTGTCCCTACAGTTCCACATATTCCTTGAGCATAATTATTACCACTTCTAAAGTACAATTCGCCAGAAGTAGCATCACTTACTACTGCAACAAATTTATATATTTTATTATCTTCAAGTAAATCAACATCGTATAAATATTGACTTGCACCAGAAGTATTAATTCGTAAAACACCATTGTTTATACTGCCACCCGATGCACCAAGTATAGTAAATTGAGTAGATGTTATTAAATTATTTGGAACTAATTCTGTACCTAAATTTTCAGAACCATTACCAGATACTAAATCAGTTATTACTCCCCTATTTCCAGTTACGCTTAATGTATTTTCATCTCCACTCATAGTATCCATTGCCCACCAACTAACTAAACTTGTTTTTTCTACAGAACCTAACTGACTGTAGTTCTTACGCATGACAGAGTTTATTTCTTCAATGGAAAGTACCCTTGTCCAAATTGCCATATTTGCAACTTTACCATCCCAATATCTTCCACTTGCATCATTCAATCTTCCTATTACTATATCTGAATCAGTTATATTTGGAGCTTGGTCTGGTTGTTCAAGCGAACCTGCAACCTCTGACCCATTTACATAAATTTTAGATGTTGATGAAATATTACCAGATGTTTTAGTAAAAGCGATATGATACCACCTTTGTACATCTAAAGCGTTATCTGCTCTATATCTAACACTCCAGAAATCAAGTGCAGGTCTACCATCATAAAATGTTGTTGAAAGTCCTTTGCCTGTATCTTGAGTACTATTACTTACAACGCTTGGATAATTTGAAACCCAAGAACTACCGTTCCAATATGCCCAAAAAGCTATAGTAAAAGTAGCATCTCCACTAATTCCAATACTATCTATACTTATATAATCATTTGTACCATCAAATGAAGCAGAACCTTCACAAGGAAACTTGAGGGTATCTGACTTATTAGACTTAAAGTCGAGGTATAGTTTAAGGTTATCCTTAACGTAGGTTAAAAGGGATGCTCCCCCTTTAGCTAGACTGCTGCCTAATCCCAGCATTGATCTAGCCTAAGTATGCTACTACTGAACCGCTTGATAAAGTAAACGCAGACCAGCGACCAAAGATTGTAACTCCTTGTGGAAAAGTAACACTTGCAGTACTATCTCCATTGTTGTTGGAGTTTCCTATATATTGACTTGTTCCACTTTCAGGTGTAAGAACACTAAATACTGAATCTTCTAAAAAGGTTATTGCTACTATCTCTTTACCAGATACAGCAGTAGTTCCTGTTTCTAAGATTGATCCAGCTTGTCCTAAGCCGATATTATTTGATTCGTTTACTGAGTATTTATGCATTGTCATCTTGTTTCTCCTGTCTTATGACTTACCGAGCGTGACTGTCTCATGGTCATATTGGTTAAAAATCATAGCCTTGTACAAAATAAGCAGTACCATCTTTATTTATGTCTGCTTCTTTTTTAGCTTTGTTTAATTCTTGTTGCCAGAGGTTTCTAAAATAAATTGCACTATTTATCATTTCTGGCTTTTTTTCATAACCCCTTGCTATTGCAAAATGAGTTAATGTTTCATGAAATTCTTCTGGAATAGCAGGGCTTTCAGTCATGCCAATTCCATCTACAGTAGCCTCTGTAAAATCTTCATCTCGTTTTATATAATGATAGCGTACTGTATGTACTGCTGATGGAGATATATAATCTGTTGCTGTATCATTAGAACCTTTTGCAAGTCCTATTTTACCATCTTTAATCCACCACTTGTGGTTTTGTGCTGTTGTTTTAACTGACATCTGATTTCTCTGGTAATCCTACTAGTCTATCTATTCTATAATCATCTACGTCTACTCTTGTTATTTCAAGAACTTTAGAATCAAGGTCATAATACCTTTGATCTGCTACAGTAGAAAATGTTGTAGAACCTGATAATATTTTTGTTTCTCGGCAAAACTCTTTTAAAGCTTTGTTTAAATATAACCTAGCTTCTGTTACTCCCATATCTGGGTGATGAGTCTGAATTAATTCTATCATTTGCTTTTGGGTCATGCTTGTACCCCTCTAAGTATTTGTGCTTTTTCATTATACATTAATGTTAACTTATCATATTGAGTCATAAACCAATTATATTTAGTAGATGCTCTTTGTAAAGCACTAGAAAATACTGTATTCTTTGTAGCTAATTCTTCTTGATGAGCTTGTAAATACGTTCCAATTTTTTGCAGTTGAGCTGATGCTAATTCAACATCTTCCTCGCCTTCAATTAAATGAGTAGCTGTAGCAAACCATTGGTCATATTCAATTTGGTCAGCATGATCATCAATTGTATTATCAGTATCTAAATCTTCCATAGTTGTTAAATCAGTAGCTGTTCCTCCAACTGCAGGAATTGTTATTCCAGCAGGTAACTGAGCAAATTCTTCATACATAGACCTAATTAGATATTTTCTAGCAGCACCTATTACTATAAAGTCTTCACATTCTATTGGAAGGTCTGTAGTAGATTTAAAACTATACTTAACAACTGGATATGTTAATCCTATTATTTCACCTTGTTCATAATCTTTTACATAAGGTCTAATGTGAATATTCCCACTTTTAATAAAATAAGCTGGAGCATTTGCTGTTACATAATGAATAGAACTTGAATCAAGAGATTGTTTGTTTAATCCACTAGATATTAATCTTGCACTCATTCCATCTCTATTTACTTCAAGTAATTTAAACTTTCTAGTATTAAATGTTTTTTCAAGAGATACATATATATTCCAACCACCAGTAATACTAGCTGCAGTTGTTCCATTAACAGCTCTTTGAATTTTAACGCTTGTTCCTGATATAGTTGTAACTTTTACTCTTTCTGTCATTAAATCTGAACCTGATTTAAAAGCAAGTATAGAACCAACTTTCATATGAGCTGGACTACCACTATTTAATACAAGGGTAGTAGTTGAACTATCAATTGTAGATTGAACAGACTTAGTAGTATTATTTAATTGCTCTGCGTCTCCCATTCTATGAGTAGATGATGCTGATATAAGCATTTCTGGACTCATAATGTTTATAGCGTTAGCAGCTTCTTCAGTTAACCACTCAGTAAGTGCATTATTATCAGTAACTGCTGTCCCTACTAAATCTTGTATTCTTGTTGCAAATGTTTGATACATATTTATTTAAAGCTTAGGTGGAACCTTGATCCGCATCGGTTTCACGAACTCTGAGTACACTTCTCTCGGCTCCACCATTTTTTATAAAATCTTAATAGGCTTTCTTAGAGCCTCTAGAACGGGGTCTTTTTTTTTACTCGATTTGACCACTTTCTTTTTTACTGTTTTCTTTTTTGCCATAATTTTTCCTGCAAGAGGAGGGGCATAAAGCCCCTCACTCTTTTAGTTATCCGTTATTAAGAGAATGCAGTAACAAATGCTACATCACTATTTGCATTTAAGATAATCCACTTTGAACCATCACATACTATATGCATACGTGAACCAGCATCTGAAGCATCTCCAAATCCTCTGGTTGCACCAGATGTTATTGCAGTAACTGCTCCTGTACCATTTAATATCAAACCACCAACAATGTTCGTATCTGAAGTAACCAATACTTCTGAAGCAGCATTACTAGCTACTCCAAGAACTATATCGTACTCAATTCCTTTGTTGGATGCAGTCGCAGGTAAAGTAATTGTAAAGTTTAATGCAGCACTTGCATCAACAACTATCTTTTTTCCTGAATCTGCGGGTTGTAATGTTACATCACCACTTACAGCTTTTATTCCTGCTGTTGAACCACCTAAATAAGGTCTAGCCATAATGAGCCTCCTTACGCTGTGATCTTAAACAGAGAATGACTCTCAATTAACTGTATTCCCAGTCCTTCATCAGACATATACTGATCTTTAACACCATCAAAGGCATTATCGGTCTTTATATTAGCCTGATACTGAGCTGGTCTATACTGTGCATGAAATAAGTTCTCATCAGATACAACACACATATACTTGTTATACTGACCACGCAATGCTGGAGTTGGAATCAACTGCAACATACCATGTGGTGTTTCAAGTACTCTATAGTTAAAACCTAATGAATCACGCTTCATATCACCTAGATTAACAGTCCAACCTGAGTTTCCAGAAAGACCTGAATCACCAGCCATTTTTGACCAGTATCCAAGTGCTCCAGCACCAACAAAAGCACGTTTTACACCTACTTCAGGTACATACTGAAAGACCTTTTCCATATCATCAACAAAGTCACCATATTTGTAACTTGCTTCAGATACAGTAAAAACATTCTCATGATCATCTGCAGAACTACTTGAACCATACTTTTCTAAAGCACTTACAATTCCATAAGTAGTCCTAATAAGGTTTCCAGCAGAGTCTGTTCTTCCACCATCTGCAAAAGTTTCTGCAGTAGCACCATCTCTAGCATCAGCTAAATCAGTTCCACCAAGTCTTGTGCCAAATAAGAAAGCTTTCTCTTTTTGCATTTTGTGTTCTTGGGCTTTTTGTCTACGCAATCTTGCTAGTTCAGAAGATTCTCCACGAAGAACAGCAGCTTGAAGCGTACCTGTTACCTGTAGAGGAGTCTTAAAAATCTGACAAGAGTTATAAACAACTGATAGCTCATCTGCCCATGCATCTGGTGCAGAACTACCTTCACCGTGTGCATTACCTACAACGCAAAAATAATCATTATTAGAAACTGAAATAGCTCCCTCTACTGCTTTAACAGTAATATGATTTGCTTCTGGTATCGCTGTAATAATTGCAATTCCTCTATTAGTTGTTTTTGTAGAATCCCATATCTCACAAGCCAAGCCAATCCAAGAGGCATCTGGTGCAGATGCTAAATTAGAAGCATTATCAACTTCTAAACTATCTCCATTGTCATCATTATCTAATGTGGCTCCTTCTGCTGCTTGAAACTCTTGCTTTACCCAAGGATTCCTGTGTTCAAACATTTTGAAAATGGGGTCTGGTACCTGTCGCATTTCACGATTACTAACCATTGTAGTAAACGGAGCAACGTCAGTCCAGAGTTCCTTAGTGACCTGAGGATCCACATAGAAATCTCGTCTATCCGTATACAGAACACTAGAAGCCCCACCATTATATAGCTGCTTTTCTGTAGCTGCCATTTTTTACTCCTATTCTTACTTCAATCAAATTTTCCCAAGTAGAGCATCACTAAAGAGTTGCTCATCAGAACGAGGTTGCTCTGCTTTTCCTGTCTGCACCGCTGCAGCTTTAGGAACGCTTAAACGCTCTGCCTGATTTTGCATCTCTTGTGTTTTTTGTTGCACTACTGGGTTTGTATTTGATCTCAATTCAAACAATTTAGCCAAGTTGTCCAGATTCAGGTTTTCAGGAGAACTAGCCCAATCTATGAACTCGTTAGCCTTATTGGCTTCCCATCCATAGTTATTCACAGCATGACTATGAGCTTGTTGTCTCATAGCATTTTGCTGTTGCATAGCCATCTGCTGTTGGTACTGTTGTTCCATTTGCATTGTTCTATTCCTGTCCACATTCTTGAGATAGTCTAAATACTGATCTCTGTACTGCTCTTTAGCCATTCGATGCTTAAATGACTCACTTTCTGGGTCATTAAAAGCATCAACTTCGTTATAATTGACTGGTCTTTCAGGTTCTATTGGCTCCTTCAATGAATTTTGCTGAACTCCTTGCTCAGCAGGTACTCCATTGGAGAGTTTAGCTTCTAGACTATCAAGAACCTCTGGATTCTGCCTAAGCATATTCTCTACAGGTGTTAAACTATTCCTGTAGTAGTCCAGTTCTTCTCTAAGTCCAGACAGCTCACCCTTGGCTTTATCTGCCTGTGACTGCCAGTACTCATACCGACTTTGGTCGTCTTTAGGGTCGACTCCATTTCCCTCAGTTTCTGTAATTGGTGCTGCTTCCTGTTCAGGTGTAGAAGGTGCATCCTGTGGGATTTCACCTGAAGGTATTTCGTTGGCTATTTCGCCTTGAAACATCTCTACATCTTGTGTAGGAGCACTACCAGCATCACGTACTTCCAATTTTTCCATATTACTATTTCCTTTGCGATTTGGTTAATTCCAGCAACCGCTTCCTCAATTTTTTACTCAAAACTATTAACTCCCATCATACTATTTGATGGCAAACCCTGTGTATAGGGATTTTGATTTAAATTTTTATCTATAGCACTTATAACTGGTGCTAAATGTGTAAGAAATTCTTTTTGAAATATTTTATATTTATTAAATGATTTAGCAAATTTATCTGGATTTTCTAATCCCCATTGGTAGATAGTTTGTAAATTTTTTCTATTAGGATTTAATTCTATCTTATCCCCCTTATCCATAACTACTTTCATTATACCAAATTCATCTTTTAGAGCTTCCTTAAAATCTTTTTCACTAATACTCATTAATTTTCTTCCAAACTTAGGACACGTTCATTCATCTGACGTTGTGGATTATCACCCACCTCTGCCATTTCATTCTTAGCACTCTTTAGCTCATCGCCTAATCGTGTCTGGTATAACTTTGCCGCCATTTCCACTTTTGCTTCAGCTTTGGCAAGTTTCTTTTCAAATTCTTTGACCTCTACACGCTTTCTATCGTGTAATGATTCTCTTTGTGCAGTCTGCAGGTCACCTTTCAGCTTCTTAATCTCTTCATCTTGGCTTTGTACCTGCTGTTGTAGCTGTTGCATTTGTCCAGCTCTTTCAAGGACTCCTTCCATATCAGCAACATCTGTCTGCTTTAATACTTCTATCTGGTCTATAAGACCACTTTGATATAACTGCATATAGTACTCAAATCTTCCCCAGCGATTACTTGGGAGTGTTGAACCTGATAAAACAATAATATCATACTTACCTACAGTAATATCATTCATCTTACCAACCACATTCCCTATATCATCATATAAAGGACTATTAACTACTATTTCTTTTGGTTTGTTATTAGGCTGCATTAATCTCATAACTTTTTGGTCTGTGTATACATATTGTATTAATCCCACAACAACACTACCTAATTGATTTAAACCTTCTTCAATATCATCTCTTTTAGACTTAATACGTCTTTGTCCATATTCATCTAATGCGACTGTTCCTTTAAATGTTTGTGGTGCAGCCCCCTGATCCCCTTGCATTAAAGCGTATATTCCCAATATTCGTTCTATGTCTGCTTTTGCATCAGCTTCATTTTTGTATAATTCATTTGGCAAGGGTACTGGTGATGCTACAATAGGACTACCTAACTCTGGGTCAAACTCTATTACAGCAGTACCTGCTCTTCCCCAGTCCTGTTCTACTTGTGTTTTGTTAACTGCACCACGTGGTATTAAAAGTTTTACATTTGTACTACTAGATGCGTGAGCTACAATTAATGAACGTATCTTATTAATGTACTCTTGTAGTCCTTTTACCAGTCTAACATCACTAACTGGATAAGGATTTCTATTGAATCCATTCATAAAGGGTACTATTGGATACTCTTCTACAGGAAGAATCGCTTCATACAGCATCTGATCCCCTATACAAACACATTGTTTTATATTTGTTATCTCAATATTATTTGCTAAAATCTTTTTATCGTCTATTAAATGTCCCTTTGTAGCAATATCAATGTGGGTAGTGCTATTAGGTATACTACCTTCATGCTCTTCACCTCTCATTGGTATTGGCTGTCCTGTAATTGGGTCTGGCATCATATGAAAAGTATCACCAAACTGCTCATGCATTTGCACATATCCTGTTACAGTAGGTTTGTCTGTATAGATGTTTTGTCCATCTGGAGCTGTTATAATTACAATTGGCTCCTGCCTGTACTCTTCAAACTCCTGCATATTGAGAACTTTCTCTTCATTTGCAAAAGGGTCATATATCTTCATATATGGAATACGTATCTTGGTATATCTGTCAAATAACTCTAGTTCACGGTCACCAGTTATTGTTTCTCCTGATAATCTAGACTTTACTGTTACATCTTGACTCTCACGACCATAGCGTGATTCAGATGGAGTATTAATATATTTAGTTTCCGTAGACTCTCTAATTAATTCCTCGTACTCTGGATAAGCATCAACAAGCTGGTTCTGGGTAAGAATCTTACCAACTATAATATGACCAGCATCTCTAGCAAATGGGTCTTTTGAACTAGGGTCAAAATAGACTTCTAGTGGGTCTATTGATTTTAAACAAACTTCTCCACGACCAAAGTCTTTATCTGGGTCTGTATAAGCTAACATTACCCCCATGCCCTTTACATAATAATCATCAATTGCCTGTTTTAGTTCCACATTGCCGTTAGAGTGATCCCATATATAAGACATTAAATCAGAGAATACTCTACCAACTTCCGTATCACTTGTTTCTCTACCTGTCGATTGGAATCTTGGTTTATTAGCAGTTAACATAGCTTTTGCTTGTTCAACTGCAGAATGGACTACATTAACTACAATAGGTTCCTGAGCACGAGCACGAAGTATCTTCGCCTGTTCCTCAGTCCATTGTTTGCCATTACGGAACTCATTATCCTCTACCGCCTGTTTTGCCCAGTTCTCTCTAGAAGAACTGTAATCTTTTAAAAGATCATGAGTTAACTGTACTTCTTTGTGTTTCTTATGAGACAATTTGTACGTATATACCAGTTTTATCGATAAACTACCTACTTAAACTACTACATTAAGTGGAAAGTTCCAAATTAAGCTATTTTCCAACTTATGTCGTCTGATTTACGTGAATATTTTAGTTCTCCCTTGTCTTTTTTCTCTTCTTTGTGAAAAGGTGGATAGCATTTCTTCATTGCATAGTATAATCCATCTAATAAGTCATCATGCTTACCTCTAGGGTATAATAGTAATTCGTCTTTAAGGTCAAGCATAGATTCTTTCATGTATACCTTGCCCTGTGCAAAGAAGGGTTCCATTGTCTCTAGTCTGGATGATTTGCTATTTCTAGGTGTTTCTTTTATTTCTAATCCTGAAATAAATAGATTTTCTTCTTCTGTACGCTGCCTTAGATATTCTCTAAGCATTTCTTGATAGCCTACAGATTCTATACGAACCTTTACTGGTCTGTATATCTTAAAGTATTCAAGTATACTTTCAGCTAATTTCATGGGAGTTGCTCTTTTGCGGTAATATTCTAGAATATACCTGTTGTTTTTATTATCAACTGCTACAGGCATTATAACCGAGTAGTCAGCTGTTTTGCGTATTGAGGATGCAGGATCAACTCCCATAAATACATTTACGGGGATTCTATTTTCCCCGTCATCTAAGAAGTGCTGGTGGTCACTATCCATATCTAAAGAATAGTTATGATACTTAATATAAGCTTCTTTAAATAACTGGTCTTCATCACCAACTATCTGGCACAGGTATTCCCTGTAGAACACACTAACTCGTGCAATAGATTCCAGTTCTTCTTTCTTTTGTTGTAATTTTTTAATAGGTTGCCACTCTTCCCACAATGCAACGCCCCTATCCATGTCTGGGGCAAAGTGCATATTGTTCCAACCTTTCATTTCTTTTAATACTTCCACCAAGCAGCGTTGATGCTGTGGAGTTCCAATAACAATAATCTTTCCTGTTTGCGGGTCTAGTGATGGAACGGCAGACTGCAATAACCATCTAAGATTTTGTTCCATTGCTTCAGCAGTTTTAGTATTGTTTTCATCCTCTGGGTCATCAACAATAATTAAGGTAGGTCTTTGAGAACCTACTTTAATACCACGTAACTGCTGTCCTGTTCCTTTGCATATAATCATAGAGCCATCTTTTAGCTCTATCTCTGATTTAGCCCATTGCCTAGCAGAATGTTGTCCCCAGTATCCATACACAGAACGAAACGTCTGGCTGTAATCCAGAGTATCCTTTATAGTACCCAATAACTTTATAGCATGATCCTGTGTTCTGGATACGAGGACAATCAATTTAGCACCCTCGTGATGCATGATGTGATATAGTGGATATACTCCACCTACTATGGAGGACTTTGCGTGACCACGAGGGGCTATTATGTTCACCTGACGGGAGGAATCGTCAAGGAGAACGTCTGCAATTTGATAATGAAAATCTGGAGAGGCTGCAGAGAACATACTAGGCATAGCTACCTTGCCAAACATAATCATATTGTCCTTTAATTTATTTATTACCTTTTTTCTATCTTCTTCCACGCTTTTTCTTTGGTTTAGGGCATTTGGTTATGTTATGTATCTTTGTCATTTCATAATCGCCAGTTTTCAATCCACAATGTTTATGCTCACCACAATCGGTAGCATAGGCACATGTTCTTTCTATAAGAGGACAATAAGCAAACAATTTTATTCGTCATCATAATTATATAGCATTCCATGCGTTTCCATTTCTTTTAATGCGTCTAAAGCTACTCCAGAGAGAAATTCTGGCTCTGCTGTAGGCATTACGGAAATAACATGCAATGCTCTTATGGCAATCTCTAATTGGTCAGATGTTATGTATTGATCGTTGTGTTCATAGTCATCATGTAGCATCTTGTTCGTTTGTTTCCTCTTTTCTTTGTACTAATAGCTTCTTTTCCTCAGTTGCTATAGTATCTGCTATTTGCTTTGTCAAATCTATTTGAACTGTATCCGTTGTAATCTTTTTACTAGGCTTCATTTCTAATAAATCCATTATTTGGTCATTTGCCTTTAAGAAATTGTTTACATCGCCTTTATTTTCTGCCATATGCAAGGCACGTAACAAGTTATCTACGGCAAATTCCTTATTTACGCTCTTTCCAGCTAGTAAATCTTTTAATTTTTCTTCTACCATGCGTTTTGCTACCTTTTGTTTTAAAAACCTACGTACTGTTGCTTCAGGTATCTTTTGATCTGGGCGATATATGTTGCCTAGAGCAGAAAAATCCACCTTGTCCCCTGATAATAGCATATTAGCGTAGGCATTTACTGTATTTTTGGCTCTGGTTGTACCAGCTTCCTGTTCTTCCCAGCCTTTTGCTGGATTTGTCTTAGAATACACATTATATGCGTGATTCGTTTCAAATTTTATAGAAGAAAATGAAGAACACCAGCCAACCCCACACGTCAGCTTTACAAATGTACGTGTATTTCCGTTCCTATCCGTATAATCACTACGTGATATGCATTCTGACACATAGTCATCGTCTGTTATGCCCCAATCACCCGTGTCACACTCTTTCCAATAAAGATATTTCAGCTTTTTCTTATCTGCTTCAGCTTTTGTATAGATAGGATACATTGCTGTTTTATTTTTTATTCTTCTTTTAATTTCTATCATAGTACTAGAGTACTAGTTACCTATAGAAGTACTAGTTACCGATACTAGTACTAGTATATTATATATATAACTAGTACTTTAATCCATACTCCCTTCAGGTGCTTCGTAAATACCCATTTTCTGGGATATTATTTTAGTAATGATCCTGTATTCTGCGTCTAATATGTCTGATTGAGAGTCCATGCTGCGTTGAATCTCTTGAAACTCCTCCTCTGTCATTTCTTTAGGCTCCCACTCACCTGTGAACATATTAAATATCTCGTAGATTCTTTTTGACTTCATGCATTGCTTTAAGTTAAAGGGTATAGGTACTATTATACAAACGATTAAATCAACAAGTTTGTTCCACATACTCTTTTAGAAATTAGTTGTAGAATGCGTGTGAGAGGTTTCTACGTTACCGTACCCCCTTGTTTCAAGGGTGCAAGGGGCAAACTACGTTGAGTTGAATGAACTCGTTGAGTTAAGTTAACTTAGTTGAGGCTTCGCAAGTTACTAAGTTAACTTAACCCGATATCATTCACCCGCCCCTTGTTGCAGAGGGACACCTGCCCCTGTGCTTCGCACAGCCTGTGTCCACTCGCAACATATACTCGACTCTCACTTCTCGTTGAGTCTCGTATCTATACTAATCTATTACTAATCCATACGCAAGTACTAAGTACTTGGTATGTATTTCCTTTATCTCTGATATAATAGTTAACTTAATTACAGGAGTTTCTCATGGGTATAAAAAGTGTTATGAAAGATGCAATGTACATTGCTATAGGTACAGTTGCTACAGTAGGATATGTTTCTTATAAAGCTGGTAAGTATGTTGTAGACAGCATACCAGAAGATAAGAAGTTCATCAAAGATACATATTCTCAAGTAAAAGATGTAATCAATAAAAAAGCACCTAAATAATCAATAGCACCTAGTAGCACTAGCTACTAGGTGCTTCCTTTATTTGTGTTATTAATAACTAACTTAGGAGTTCTTATGAATAAGCATATTCAAAATACTGGATATTTTCTCGTAGGTAGTGCCGTAATTACAGCAATGGCTTGTAAAACTGCATTCACGTATGCCAAAGCAGGTGTTGATACCTGTATAGAAGTTGGCAAACGTGCTAATTGCACAGAGCCATTGCATGAGCATCATGACGGATGTCCTGTTTGTGACGTGTAATATGTTAATAGAGGCTAGTACTAGTACTAGCCTCTTCCTTTATCTGTGATAATATTTAACTAACATGGAGGACATATGTCTAAAGAAAAGAAAAATAATACTGTAACTAAAGTAATCTCTTCTAATGATAAAATGAAAATGGTTGTTGTTCAAACTACTGTTCCTAATAAAAAGAATCGTAAAGGGCAACCTTTCAGAACATCTGTGACTAAACACATAAAAAAGTAACTAAAAGCTAGAGCTGGTGTATTCCAGCCCTAGCTTTTTCCTTTATTTCTGGTATATTTTGTTAACTAGTTAACCATAGGAGTTTGATATGACTGTTCAGCTACATTCTGTAACAGATAGCTTCTGGAACTTCGTTACGGAGTTTGGTTCTATTGTATCTATTGATAGAATAGATTATCCTACCCAGATGCTAGCTCACGAAAGAGCACTTGAGAATATAAGAGACTGAGATTTCTCATTAATTGCCCCTCGCACACAGCGGGGGGTCGTTAAACATTACTAAAGGCAGTCTTACGACTGCTTCCTTTATTTCTGGTATAGCAACCACGCTATATCAAACCCTAACACAGGAGTTATAGTTATGACTATAAAACTAAAGAAAGCAATTGCTTCATATTTTGAGGGACTTACACCATCAAACATCTGGTTTGGTAGAAGTAAGAAAACTGAATCTGGAGACTGGATCAATGAATCTATTAGCGTAGAAGATATTAACACATCTGATGCAGATTGGATAGTTAATATGTTCGTTCGCACTTCCGAGTGTGACGTTAATGAGTTTAATGAGACAGTTGAGGAGCTATCGGAGTTAAAGTGTCGTTTAGACGCTGATACGGCTCATGAGTGTAAAGACGATGTAGTTCGCTACATGGTTCGGAGACGCTTACCAGCCGTTTCTAATAGCTAGTTCAGACTAGTAATCTTGGGGGCATCATTTATGGTGTCCCCAGACTCATTAAAAGAATGTGAGTCCTTCGGACTCTCGTTAATATAGTTAATTCAACACAACATAGTTTCCCCCTTTGCTACGGGAACTTAATAACAAGAAGTGTTTAACTATACTTAGTTAAACTTCTTCCTCTATTTTTGCATTAAATTTGTATAGAGTCAATGTGAGTCTGAATAATGTCATAAGCTGGACATAAAGACCACAATAACTAGACGGACTATGGTGTCTGTAACAAATCATCGATGCTCGAATGAGTAAGGTGTGCTAGTTAAGTTGTGAAGAATGGAATAAAAGCTAACAGGCTTAATACCATCATTCTTATGCAGGTGGGTTGACGAACCCAATCGTTAGAGTCCTGTCATTAACTCTGTACAACTAAAGGAACAATTAAATGACTTACAACAAACAAATAATCAAAAGAATCGAAGAAAGACTTGAGCATGGTAAAAAAGAATATCCTGACGATCTAAATGTCCATGATGGAAGAAACTGGCTCAAAGAAACAGTTGAAGAACTACTTGACTCTCTAGTATATGTAACAGCATTTGCTATACAACTAGAAGAAACAACAAGAAGAAAAAACAATCCACATAGATTTTCTTGTGTAAAATGCGGTGACGGATTTGCACAAGCTAAAGATTCTGAATTATGTATATCTTGTTATAGAAAAATATACAATACATAGGGTAGTTGCGTCTAAAACCACCATCGTTACAGGAGAAACTCATCTGGATGAGACTGATAACAATCGCTCATTGTACTGTAATTAATTACTGCAATACAAAGCGTGGTCTACCCTATTATCTATACACTAGCTTACATTAACAAGCAAAGTTCGAACACGCCGACTAAGGGTTGTGAGCTAGTGTAAATTTGTCAAATGAGCAGGTAATAAGTATGCTTATTATAAAAACAGTGTGTTTGACAATATAATAGCCTATCATATCTCCTGCGACTCATAGATTGTATTCAACATGAGCGTATACAGTTAAGATTAAATGATAAGCTATATAAGTGCAGATGTTTAGAACCACAAGTGTCACGTAAAAGCTGTTACAATACCAGCGTGGGGCAACAGCACATCTGCACAAATCGTTATAACAGACGCTGGGATGGACTAGGCGAGTGTAAGAGTTGAGACTTACCGAAACGTGGATATTGAGATCCCGTCACCACGAACATCCCAGAAGATTTATTGATAGTTATTTTTTTTAGAGTTAAATTAATATATAGGGGAAGTGGGTTTTTTTTCAATTATCAACTCCTTCGATATGGTTAAAACCTGCTTCCTCTATTTCTGCATTCTAACAAAGCTATGGAGTTGTATATGAAATGTTATTATCATCCCGATATAACTTTACAACACCAAGAAGTATCATATCGGGATTACACACAGCCTCAGGATGATGTACTGGGGGAATCAAAAAACAAAATTCAAGATGTTCTGTATTGTCCTGCGTGTTTTGAAGAACATGCAGATAAAGGTAAACCAATGGAACAAAATTTGGTAGCAGACCATTTTGAATATACTATTACACCTGATGAATTAAGACAAATTGAATCAGATATTGAAACAAATATTGAAAATCAGGTTAATGAAAGGATGACATGATGAATAAACTGTCATTTGTGGGACAACTTAGTAAAACATTAGGTTATGTTGCTTTTGCATTAAACAATGTAATCCGTTTTGCAGGTAGTACTACACAACGTATCACAGATAGAATAACAAGTATCGATAGATATAATATAGAAATACTTGTTAACGGAGCTACTATGGTAGAGCATAAGAATCAATCAGCTGCACAATTATCTAGATTGTTAACAACAATGGATAACTTTGGTGTTACTGAGGTAATTATAACAAAAAAGATAAAGGCTGATGATGTTTCAAGTGATACAAAAGTCAAAGACTGATGCAAAAACACGGATTTGGAAAAGTGACCTATATAAACGAACATGGGAAGAAGTTTACGCTGATATTGATAAAGAAAACGACACAGGATACTATAAAGGTCAAAAAATAACATACTATTCTAAAATACAAGACAAAAAAGAGCTAACAGAAGTGATCCCAACATTCTATGAAAGAAGTATGGGTACATTTAAAACACTAGATATAGCTAAGTCTGTAGTAGAAAAGTGTAATCTTGGGTTCCCTAGTATGGAACATGAGATAGTTGAAAAATAACTCAACGGGGAAGACACTAGATTAAACAGTTAAGAGGTTTTCTGTTTTCGACCTCTTCCCCTGCGAGTAAAACAAAGGAGTTAACATGAAAAATATATCTTCAACACGTGAACTATTTATTAAAATACAGAAATTTTTAGATAGTTTAGGTTCAGGTAAACCATTTAGTGTAAAATACGCAAAAGAGCTAAGTAACGATATATCAATACTTAGAGGAATGGTTGATGAAGAAGTAGCTAGTTATCAACAAGAACATGAGTAAAAAAATAAGAGCAATATCATTTGATAATGCTAGAGAAATAAATACGCTGGTATCAGTATTAAAAAGAGCTTCTAGTGCAATAGAACAAAGCTATTATACTGAAGACGAAAGAATACAGATCAAAAAACTATTATCTGTGACATTAGAAGTTCAACAAATGTTTTTCGAAGGAGAAAAAGATGCCATTAATAAGTAACTGTTGTGGTGCAGAAGATGTGTCCCCTTTTGGAGATGCATCTTATAGTGATATGAAAGTATGCCCAGATTGCAAAGAACATTGTGTCTTTGAATGCTATGAGCATAATGCAGTATATCAACCACCAGAACCAGAAAATAACGTACAAGAAGCATACTATTGCGATGAATGTGGTGAAGGATTACCACTTTTAGAGCAAGATATTATGCTTGAGGCAAAGGAGGAATAATGCCTGATTTTATTGACACAATGATGTATGTTGGTGAGACACCTTGGCACAAAGAAGGTGTTAAGTTGGATAAACCACCAACAATCAACGAAGCACTTAACCACTCAGGATTGATGTGGGAAGTGCAAAAAAGACCTACATATTACAATCTTAATCCTAGTATATATGGTTCTAATTCATCAAATAATGAATCAGAAGAGGGATTTGGAAATGTAAGTACTGGACATTTTGTAACAGTACGTACAGATACACAACAAGTATTAGGACATGTATCTGGTAGGTATGAAATATTACAGAATCGTGAAGCTTTTGAACCATTTGAGCCGATGTTAGATATGGGATTTACCCTAGAAACAGCAGGTGCGGTACAAGATGGTAAAAAGATATGGGTACTTGCAAAAGCACCTGAATCTTCAATGGTTGGCAATGATGTAATAGACCAATATGTATTATTATATACATCTCACGATGGTTCAGCTGGTAGTACCTTTAGACCTACAGCTGTAAGAGTTGTGTGTTATAATACACTTGAATTAGCACTTTCTAGAGAAAGTAAATGGAACTATAAATTAAAACATACTAGCAGTATTAGAGATAGAGTAAAGAATCTCACTAGTATTATAGAAAGATCCAATGGTGACTTTAGAACTGCTATAGATGATATGAATAGGTTTCAAGATAGATATATTAACGAAGATGAGTTAAAATTATATCTAGAAACAGTCATACCATTTCTAAAGAATAGGCACAAAGAAAGTATTCCAGAAATGGGTATCTTTGTTCGCAACACAGCAAAACCTGTGTACGATAAAATTGTAGATAACTTCTACAATGGAAGAGGAAACAATGGTGAAACATTGTGGGATGCTTATAATGCTATTACTGAATATTATACTCATGATAAGGAATATAAAGACTGGGTAAAACAAACACAGTTTGGTAAACCATATGATTATAAAGTAAAAGCATTTAAAGTTGCTAAAATGATTGCAAATGTTGATATGGAAGATATTACTATCAACTAACTGCATCCTCTATTTATGGGGGAAAACTTAATAATATCTTATAGTAATTGTTAAGTGCCTCAGAGAAGTGGCTGGTGGTTGTCTGCAGCACGAACCTAACAAAACACTCCCCATAATAACTTAAACAAAAAAGGAACAAATATGAAAAATAAAGTATTTGAGACACTAAGTAAAATAAATGTTAATGATATGACAGAAAAGAAAGGTCGTTTTACATACCTATCTTGGTCAGACGCAGTTAACGCAGTTAAAAATGAGTTTCCAGATACTACATGGAAAAATCATGAGTTTGTTATAGAGCATAAAGAAGGTAAATATACAATACCTTATATGTTAGACCCTATAACAGGACATGGTTTTGTAAAATGTACAGTAACTATTGAAGGGCAAGAACATGAACAAACACACCCTATACTTAATCATTTAAACAAGCCTATTGCTAAACCTGATGCATTTGCTATTAATACAGCACAGCAGCGTTGTTTAGCTAAGTGTCTTAGTTTACATGGTTTAGGGTTATATATCTATCAAGGCGAAGATCTTCCAGTTCTTACTAAAGAAGAAGAAGACCAGCAAGAAATAGATAAGGTTTATGATAGACCAGAAACATTGCTAAATGGTAAAACACCTGTAGAAGGTGGCATTACAGTCGATCAAAATGTTAAACTAGACAGATTATCACGTGACCCAGCATTAAAGGGAACAGATACACAGTCAGTTATTAAAACATATATTGACACAATGCCAACTAAAGAAAGTGCTGACAGAGCAATAACTAAATTACAAAACAAAATAAAGGAAGCTAAGAAATGAGATTAGGAACTACAAATAACAGTACCTCTAACACTTCGAGTGGTGGAGGTTACAGAACTGTAGAGAAAGTTAAACATGTTACTATAAGATACGATGAGAAACCAGCAAAGTACATGAAATATAATAGTGATGTATGCTTAGATGTAACATTCACTAGGACACGTAAAGATGGTGAACCTTACGATAAAACATTTACTATATCTGGTAATTTTAATCGTGAAAAGAAAACTTGGGGTTCAGCATTTAAGGTACAGCGTTTCTTTGAAGTATGTGATGTAGACACTAAAGACATAAATGATGACTGGAGTATACCAGACTCTTGGCTAGATATGGTAGTAGGTAAAGAATTTTCTTTTATCTCTTATCCATCTACTAGAAAGAAAGAAGATGGTAGTCCATACTGGAATGATTATGATTTAGTAATGCATCCTAACAAAGGTTCAGACGCACACAAATCTGAATTTATGAAATCTGTTAATGACGGATGGGTAAAAGATTACTCAACTAATAGTGCATTAGGAGATTTCGAAGCTGGTTCTGGTAAAGTAGACCTTAATTCTGAGGAACTTTCTTTATAGTGTCAGTACCAACTATTAATCATATTCTGAAGAAATGGTTACGCAGAAGATTAGATCAGGGAAATTTCGTAGTCGCATCTCACGAAATTGAAACTGATTTACCTGCTTATGGTAGAGAATACTGGGGGAGACAACATACCCCCAGTACCTACTCTAGAGCATGGCGTGATTTTAAATCAGGAGATGATATGAGAGACATAGATGTAATAAGTATCGAACCAATAGAAAATGAAAGCAAACAAACATCATGGATACTAAAGACTGGTATTTAGAATACGCAGTCGGCAGCATATCTAACAGAATGAATATCTGTAGAGTTGACGAGTTTAGTGATATTGTTAAAAAGAATTTTGGTCAAGAGATATACAACAGTATGTTTCTATATAATCACGATATTATAGACCACGTTAACAAAACAGGTAGTGTTTCAGAGTTTAACGGTGAACAAGCAATAGATAAAATAGTTCTAGATATTGACCTAGTAGGAGAAAAGTCTGGAGACAAAACAAAAGATAAACTATTAGAATTAGTAGATGTTATGAATGGCAAAGGCATTGGTAACGAACTAATACAATTATGGTTTTCAGGTTCTGGATTTCACATCCACATACCAAATATCTATGGTTTTGAACCATCAAACAACATAGCTAAGATAGTAAGAGCTACTTTACAAAGAGATTTTGGAAACTATATAGATATGATCTATGATAGTAGAAGATTAATACGCTCTGGGTATTCATGTAACAAAAAAACTAGTTGTTATAAGATACCCTTATCTCTGCAAGAAGTCGAGCTTTGGGACTATGATAGCATAAAGGACTTCGCTAAAAAGATCCGAAATGACTGGATACCCCCGAAGTTCGATGCAGATAAAGACTACAAGCTAAACGACTTTGAACCAATGGACATAAGTCGTAAAAACTCGAATGAACATCGTAAGATATTCGAAAATCGTAGAGGAATTACAACCAGATGGATAACATGTGCACAACACATTTATAATGATGGTGAAATTCCAAACATGAGACACAAGAATCTACTAAGAGTAGTTAGCATGTGGATAAGACATTATGGATTTGATAAAATAGCCTGTGATAACCTCGCAAGAGCATATATGTCAAAAATGAATAATCCACTACCAGCTGACGAAGTTAGTAGACTTGTTGCTGACGCATATAAAATAGGTGGCTATAAATATGGATGCGATGATGAAGTACTAAGCCAATATTGTGATAGTAAATGCACTTTATTTAGATTTAAGAATCTAGATGAAGAAAGCAAAGTACTAAACTCCGATGAAATGGTTGATATGTTAGTAAACTACTTAAATACAGATTTCTCTGATAAGTCATTTAATTTAAAGGATATATTCCCTTTTATGCAAAATGACTTCTTATTTAGAGGTGGTGAACTAGCAATGTTAATAGGAGACACAAAACTTGGTAAAACTGCATTCTGGCAATACATAATAGCTAATCTACCAAAAGTAAGCACGTTATTCTTATCATTAGAAGTGGATAAAGAAAAGATCACTAGAAGATTTATTCAACAAACACTTAAAATGAATAAAGAAGAAGTGGAAAAATTACTAAAAGAACGAGACTCATATGTAATTAACAAAGCTAAAGAAGTTATGAGCAATATAAGCCTCACAACTGCTGCAGAAGCACCTGATATAACACAGTATTCTGAACTCATTGAAAAAAGTAATGCTAAAATAGTCGTTGTAGATACAATTGATAGAGTGAAAGCTAGGTACGCTAAGAATGACCTACTTCAAAAACAAAACTATATCATAAACGAACTAAAAGACCTAGCAATGAAAGAAGAAGTTATTATATTAGGAGTATCACACATATCAAAAGGAGCATCTTTTAGATTAAAAGAAGGCGAACGATTAGATATACATAGTGGTAAAGGCAGTAGTGATATGGAGCAAAAAGCTGATACAATAATTAGCTTTGAAGGTGATAGAAACATGAGCAGCAAACGCAGAGTAGAAGCGTTAGGTGCTCGTGATAATACACCATTCGAATTACTAGTTAACTTCGATTGGAAGACTTTTACATTTAGTAAAAGAACATAACAATGATAGGGCACTTATTCCTTTATTTGTGCCCTATTACACATACTAAAGGACTTATTATGGGTAAAATAATAATCAACATAAAAGAAGACAAACTGTATAGCGTAGAAGGCATAGACACCGAAGTTGAAATAAGAGATAACGAACAAACACATTACATGATATTTAGAAAGCAGGAAGAAATATATGAAAGAGGCAAGGCAGATAACTATTTTCGGGATACCGATCATCAAATTTCTATGGAGAAAAGATCCTGAATACAACAGTTTTAAGATAATTTTAATAAGAACATTTTTAGTAGGATGTGGATATGCATTACACGAAGAAGCAGAGCATATACACATAAACATAGGTATAACAAGACTAGAGCTTTTCTGGAGTTTTAGTATAAAGAAAAGGTGGTTAATGTGAACAAAGATGAAAAACTATTTGCAGAAGAATGTATACAGTTACAGCAAAGAGTTGCTAATATATTAAACAGTTATGTAGATAAATCTAAAATACTTAATGAATCAGAAATGATGGGAGTAATTATAACAGTATTAGCAGATACTTTATGTAATACATTTACATTTAATAAACGAAGTAAAAAAGAAGTTATGAAGTTCTTCGAGTCTAGACTTGACCATAATTACAATTATAATGAAAAGGAAGTAGGAGAAGCATGAAGAACTTAACAGATAAATGGAATAAAATTGCAGCAGACCAGCTGCTTGGTAGACAAATAGTCAAAGTAGAATATATGTCATCAAAAGAATGTGAAGAACTTGGCTGGTATAATAGACCAGTAATGTTTCAATTAGATGATGGCAATTGGATATATCCATCTCAAGACGATGAAGGTAATAATGGAGGAGCATTATTTACTAACGATAAAAAAGAATGGGTTTTACCTGTTCTTAGTGTAGGAGATTGATATGATTAATAAAGAAAAGTTAATAAAAAGACTAATAAACACATATGAAGACTTTATTATTGAAGCTTGTGTAGAAATACCATTAGATAGAATAATATTAAATCATCCTGATGGTTCAGAGTTTGGAACAGTGCAAACAGAACTTGGTATTAAGTTATCTAATTATAGAGATGTAATAAATACATTAAAATTCTGTCTACTTAATGAAGAAAGGTTTCCATTAATAAGACATTCATATGATGAAGAAACAAAAATAGACATGAAAAATCAAGTATCTGATTTATTTGACGGAGAAATTATAGAATGAGCGGCAAAGCACCTAAACAAAAAGGCAACAGAATAGAACGTGAGTGTGTAAACTTAGCTAAAGGATTTGGCTTTGAGTCTAAAAGAGCGTGGGGTTCTGATGGCAGGTCACTTGGTTGGCATGAAGAAGTAGATATGACAATCACTATAGGAGATAGTCTAAAACATGACTTATTTAAGTTTCAAGTTAAAGGTCGTAAAAAGATTGGAGACCTGTACAAACCCTGTGATGATGTATACGGACAAATAATCAAAGAAGATCGTAAAGACGCTTTAGTTACTATACGATACAAAGACTTGTTAACTCTCTTTAAGAGAATAACAGGATAACTTTAACTAATAAACTAACGAAAGGACTATTTCGTATGTGGTTTATGGAGTTAAGGCTGATAATAAAGGGGTGTTGGTTGGCGTTAGCACCCCTTTTAAACAAGGAGTTTAAATGGATAACAACACAAAACTAGAAATTCAACGATTATTAGACGAACTAAAGAAAAATATAGAAAAACTAGAGGAAATTATAGATGAGTCGTATGATACAGGAGTTTTTGGAAAAGACTACTAATAAAGTAATACCTAAAAAACAATCTAAACAAAAAGCTGGTTTATCTAATAAAGCAGATAGAACAATTAAATATTGTGAAAATTGCTCATATTGCTGGGAACCAGAATACAATGCAACTAGACAAAAGTCAAAATGTATGATATTATACTATAAAGACTTTCCAAATTACAAAAAACCAAGAGAGGAGTGTCCTAAATGCGTAAACTTACGAAAGAGGAATACGAAGATAAGCTAAATATTGCAATAAACGGATTTGATGATATTATTACTATTCATAGTGATAGCGGTACTCTTAAAAAGATAGCTAAACTAACATTAGAAAAAATAATAGAAAGGGAAATTAAATGACTAACATAGATAAAATAATAAGAAATATATTAGAAGGATATAGAGGCATAAATCTTAATTATGACGCTGTTATACAAAAGTTAACTTATGAACTATCTACTGCCATATTAGAAGAATATGGTAAAGAAATAAGTAAACAAGGTGATAGAACACTTAAAATGTTAAAAGATACATTTGAAGAATCTAGATCTGATTTCTTTAAAGTAAATGAGGAGGAAGAATGAACAAAAAACAAATCAAACAAATCTTTAAGAACAATAACGTACAGCTTGGAGCTGGATCTTTAGAAGTAATTGAAGATGAACTTAATCGTTATGTAAGAATATTAGCTGTTAACTGCAATAACGGCAACGTAAAGAGACTTACACCAGACTTAATGTGGGTAGCTTTAGGAAGACACGAATTATAATATAAACAAAGGAGGAAACATGGGAGCATGGGATAAATTATACATAGAAGTAGGTAGATTTAAAGATGCATCAGAAGCATATGATCTACTTGTTGAAGAAGAAATACACGAACATGGACATGATGGTTATAATGGTACAATATCTACATCAGCAGGATTCTTTATGAGAGAAGACCACCCTAGATACGGAACAAAGAAATGGAATGATTTCTATGAGAAAACATTAGATGGAACAAAGTTTTCTAATTGGAACTGTATCGAAATAAAAGGTTCTTTTCTAAAGAGACTTAAAGAGGACTATGGCTACAAAAACAAAAGAAATATAAAAGCTTTTGTATTTTGGGGACTAGCTGCAACATGAAAAAGAATATCTATGCTCATAGTATACTTTCATTAATCCTAAATGACTTAGGACAGAAAATAAATTATGAGCATAAATATGCAGACACAGACAAAGTAGTATTTCATGATGGAGCACATCATGGATATATATGTGGCTTAGATGATGCTTATGGTATTATACAAAAATATCAAAAAAGAATACGAAATAAACCATTAACAAAGGAGGTATAATGGGTTACAGGTCAGAAATAATAGCTGGAGTACCAGCTGAACGTAAAGAAGAAGCACTAGCGATAATTAATGAGTGGGATGAAGTTTCTGAAACAGATGATACATTTTATATGCATGCATATGAATGGAAGTGGTATGATTCTTATGATGATGTCGGCAAGTTTAATAACTTTATTAGTAAGCTAGAAGACGAATACCAAGGAACAGAACATAAACCATTTTTAATAGGTTTGGGTGAAGATGGAGCTTGTCATACTAGACTAGGTGAACCATATGAACATGATATATATGAAACTTCATATATAGAATCACCTATTAAATGGAAATCATGGATAATTGATAAATAATCATGATAATTATAACATTGTGGGAATGGGTATTAAACTTATTTATCTTTAGTATAAGCTTAGTATTAACACTAATAAGCGTAGCAGGATTTATACTATTAATATACATTCTTAAACAACCCAAAGGAAATAGTAATGGAATTACAAAAAGCAAACACAGTATACAAAACAAACGATTATGAAATGTTCAAAAAAATGAAACATAATCGCTATGTTAGGGATCAACATGTTCAAAAGTTAAAGAAAAGTATGAAAGAAAGGTACTATCACATACCTTTAGTAGTAACTAAGGATTTTGAAATAGCTGATGGGCAGAATCGCTTTGAAGCTATAAAAAGCCTTGGTCTACCTGTCTACTTTATCGTCTTAGAAAACATTACAGTAAAAGACGTAAAGAAGATGAATATGAATCAAGAAGGATGGTCTAGAAAAGAGTGGGCTGAAAGCTATAAGTCTGAAGGACTTAATAACTATGTATATTACTTAAATATTCGTAAAGAATTTAAAGTAAGTCATACTGTAGCATTAGCACTACTAGCTAACCATACTGATGACATCATAATGCTTAGAGATTTATTTGTTCAAGGTTCAATGTTTGTAGAAGACTATGAACTTGCACGTAGAACAGCAATGAAATTAAGAGCATGTCGCAAAACCTTCAAGGGATGGAGAAAGGCTAACTTTATTTATCCTATGATATATCTCTTGAAGCAACCATCTAAAGTATATGACCATGAGAGGTTCCTATCTAAGTTAAAGGTAGCTCCAACGCTACTAATAAATGAACTTAGTTTAACAAATAGGAAAACCGATATTATAAATGCAATTGAAAAGATTTATAATCATAGGGTCGGTACTGGAGCTAAGGTAAGACTACCAGTTGATTGGTAGTATCTATAATATAGGGGAGGTGCTATGCACTTCCCTTATATTTTAATATATAGAACCACCTAGTTTTTCACCAGCTTGTATTATTGGATTATTAGGGTCGTATGATCCTTTACTTCCAAACCAGCTACCTTGTTTATATATACTATCAGGTATTAAACCTTCGCCACGATTCATCCAAGGTAATGATTTTTTAATCCAACCACGAACGCTTTTTATAGCGTCACCTTTTTTTGTAACTGTACCAGCTAACAAAGGATTTTCACCTGAGGGACTTATTTGCCTATCAGATGGTAGCCTTCCATGTTTTCTAAAATAAACTGCCTCAGGACTGTTTTCAGCATACTTATATGTCTGAGTATTTAAACTATCTAATAAAGACTTAGGCATATTACTAGTATCTTCATAGTATTTATCATAAAAAGTTTGTGTAGTATATGGATGTAAACTATCTCCATGAACATAATTCCATTGGTCAACTCCAGCATCTGCTCCGTATTCCTTAACGTATCCACCAAGAGTTTTAACTCCACCTATTCCCAGCATACTACCAATTTTAGTTCTACCTATTTTTTGTGCTGTAGAATCTTGAGGATTTAAAAATTCATAATTTTTATTGTGTACATCCCTATGATGACCAAAAGGATGTGCACCTTCATGTAAAAAAGTACCTGCATCTGCTTCTGGAGATAAATAAATATCATCTGGAAGCCAACGATCTGGATTTGGACTATTTGGTCTATAAAAACCATAACTATTATAATTTGTTTGATTTTCTGCGTTATCTATTCTTCTATATGTACTATCAGGAATGCCGCCATACATATTAATAGCATGAGCATCGAATAAATTTTGTATATCAGATGCTCTTTGTGGCTTTTTCATTTTCTTTTGAAATTTATCAAAATTTTCTTTAGGAAAATGAGACCACGATCTAGATACCCAATCAGGATCTAATCTATAAAACTTTCTCTGTTTATCAGATAAATCTTTTCTTTTAGTTGAGTGCTTATGTCCTTCAGCCATTATGATTCTCCTAACATTTCTTCTATTTGTTCTTGCTGCAAACCTCTACGTTCAGCTCTTCTAAGTCTACTTCTAGCTGCATTAACTGGAAGCCTAAGTGTTATTTCACCTACACGTTCTGGACTTTCAACAAGTTGTTTAATTTGTCGTATACCTCTACCAAAAGGAAACATAGTATATGCTGTATAGCTACTAAACTTTTCCCAATCACCAGTCAACAATTCCCATGCTGCATCTGGTATCCTAGCAATTGGTGGCTTTAACAAGTTTAAAGCCCCTAGTTTAGAGCCAAAGAAAGCCATATCACGTTCTCTTTTGTCTCCATATAACGAATCTGCAATAGATTGTATTGTATCTAATGGAGGTGCTAGTGCAGTATCAAAGATACTAAACATAAATGCACTACCCATTGCAAACATAAACATATCTATTGTATATATATCTTTAAATCTTTCATATTCAGGTGTACCTTTCCTGAAACCATATAATTTAGCTTGTCTGTAAAACTCTTTACGTACTCTTATAGAGTTCCAAACAAAAAGCTTAAATCTTGATAAAACTTTACCCATAGCAGTACGCATAAAAGCAGGTCTTGCTGAGTTCTGATATAAAAATTGAGTGTTTTCTATGCCACGCATAGCCATATCAAAAACAAAGTCATCTTTTATAGATAGTTCTCTACCTTCTACACCATATTTATTAATAGTTTGTATAGCATGTGCGGTAAAAGCATTTAAACGATTGACTTTTTCTGAGTGCTGCATAAAAAATGAACCATATTTTATCATAAGGTCTTTTACACCATACCTATCAATCACTTCTAATACAGTTTCTTCACCCTTACCTCTACCACTTTTCATAGCTTTAGTAATATCACGCTGTATATCTTTGATATTTACACCAGCTTTCTTTAAACCAGATGTTAAATCTGTGTTTACCTCAAATTCATTCTGTATAAAGTTGTCTATAACACCACGTTCTTCAAGATATTGAAGTAATTCTTTTTTAGTCTTAGCATATTTGCCATTGTTTAATTTAATTACGGGCTTACCATCTGCATCAGATAACAGTCTTTTATATATCTGTTTATCACTAAATGATCTAAAAAAGTTACGTACCCCTGCACTACCAGCAGTCATAGCGTTACCACTAAATATATTAGTAGCCCACGTGCCCGTATTCGCCAATAAACTCATTAACTGATACTGAGCCTCCATTCTACCAAATTCGTGGATTTTACGGCTAAAATACTCGATTCTAGCCTCCTTATCAACAGGAGCGTTCTTTATAAAAGGTGGTTTCCATCCTTTTCTCTCATATAAGTACTCATATCCTCTCACCATACTTTCATCAGAAGTTAAATAGAACAGGTTTTTCCTGTCTCTAAGCTTTAAAGGGTCTATCCCTTCTGTCATTCTAGTATTAAAATAAGATTGATGTCCTAAAATACTTTGCATATAAAGTCTAATGTAATCAGCCCAAACTTCTGGGTAGCTTTTGTAAACACTACCATGTAATTTTAATTTTTCAGCTTTACTTACTTTATAACTTTTACTCATACCATGTAACATGTTATCAATTTCATATTGACCTTTTATTGCAGTAGCATTCTTATAATAACCTCTAATTATTTTATCCATATAATCAGTAAGTAAAACAGGTCGCTTATCGTAACCAACCATATTAAATGCTCTGTCACGTAGTGGTGCTGGCATAGAACCCTGTTCATCAACAGTAACTTCTAGATCTTTTTCTGTAATTTTAGAAAAGTCAGCTAATAAAATATCTTTTAAAGACAGGGAATCTCCCTGTTCCATAGCTTTATTCTCCATTTTATATTGCCATTTTTGTGCATTTTCAACTGCAACTTCTTCTTTTACACCATTAGCAATGTCTTCAGCTATTCTTCTTTCTGTTTCAGTCTGTATCCATTCTTTAATCTCTCTACGTGCACCTTTATTGTATCCAAAATTCATATGGGGCATGTATTCACTATATTCAAATTTGCCTATACTCTGATAATTCTTACGATTCTTTAAACGAAAATCTTTTAAATCTTTTATATTTTTTTTACCTTGAATTAACTTTTCTAATTTGTACTCAAATTGATAACGCTTAAATCCTTCTGTACCAACTAAATTAATAATTTCAGGAGATTCAAGATTCTTTTCTATAACATTTAATCTAAAATGTTTATGGTCAAATTGACCATCCTTATTCCATCTCATGTATTTATTTAATACACCACCTGTTCTTTTATACCAGCCATCAAAATCAGAATCTAATTCCCATTTACCTTGATTATTTGATACCTTATTTTGATACCTGTCTTTAGTATAAATAAACTTATCTCCAACATGCTCAAAAAACTTAGTGACATGCTTGTCTAATGTTTCTAGTTTTTTTAATTCTTTAACATCTTTAGGTCTATACCCCTCTTCTCTATATCTAAATAGTTCTTTAAATAATCTATGCTGCTCTTTAGCACTAAAATTATTTAAGTATTTAGTAACAGGATCTAAGAATTTTTGACTAAAGTTTTTATCTTTAGTAATGTGCATTTCTGCTCTTTGCCAATATTTACCTATTGCACCTATAGGAGAAGTAAAATGATAGATAGGTTGTTCTTTTATACCTTTACTAGTTTGAACTTTGCCAAAATAAGCAAAGTATGGTTTAAACATACCTTTGGTAGATAACTTTTCATCAACAAAACGTGGGTCTAGGTGCCAGTATTTAAGCTTAAACTTCAATCCATAAGGGTCTCTTATACCTTCTATGTATTTATTTATAGCTATAACATCATCAAATGTTATAGTATCTGCTGACCTAGGTATACCCCCACCAGATAAAATACTAGTAAAATATTTAAACCATTCATTAAAGTTTTCAGAAAGTACTCTATGGTCTTCCATGTTTTTTCTGAACTCTTTTACTCCTTTAACCATATGGTCATTTAATGCCAGTAGGTTTAAGGCATCAGAATCTATAACCTCATTGATTGTCTCAAGCACAGGTTCATTCCTACGCTTTTCAACATCTAATTTAATCTTGACTCGATCTTCTGGTTTAGATTCTTTCATAGATGTTCTTCTGAAAGTAAGATTTATTCTAGGCTTTCTGCCCTCTGTAGCCTTTGGTACAGAATGCAGGAATTGCTCTTGAGTCTCACCCTGCATTATTAATAAATCATTTTCTTTTAAATTAATTCTATAGTCCCTACCACCTTTTTTAGTACTGTGTAGATTAAATGGTACTTCAGCACCAAAACTAACAGATGCTATAATAGGATTAGTACCTAACTCAGGTTCATTATCTGCGTGCCTACCGATACTATCTTTTTCGTTCCTGTATTTATTGACAAGCACCGAATTGAATTTTACTCCAGTAATATCTTCTATCTGTCTTTTTATTGCAAGTATCTCTGGTATCCAAGGCTTAGGAGGAATTGGTTCTTTACCAGAATATGAATAATCTGTACCCTTGTCTCCATAATATGCAGTTAACCTAGGCTCTTTTCTACCACCTATTTCACCCTGTTCCCATTCAATAGCAGCATCAAGTTTCTTCATGTCTACATTTTTAATCTTATTAATAAGATGAAGAATTTTTTTATTCTCATATTCAACAATTTTCGATTCAGGGTTTCTTCTTTCAGATATTTTAATAGGATCAACTTTTAGTTGAATGTCTTTTGTTAAAGCTCTATCATACATCTCTTCCATCTTTTGATAGTACTCACGCTTTGCTTCAAAAGGTATATTGCTAGAACCATGAATTGTTTTATTGTGATTTACCTCAGGTAAGTCTACTTTAGCATTCTTTTGCCTATAGCCTGTTATAGGACTAAGTAATAAAGTGTGAAAATAATCTAACAATGGCTTAGGACTTATTTTATTCTTTACTGCAAGGTCACTAAGGTCTTTGTTAGCTCTCTCTATCTTAGCTTCAAGCTCTACTATTCTACCATCAGCTTCCTCTTTGCTTTCAACCCTATCTCTCATAAAGGCTTTTATTTTATTTTGCCTCTCTATTACCTCTGGTATTAGTTTAGAAGTAATATCACCTTTAATGTTTTTATTAGAAAGCTCTCTATGTATTTCAACAAAATGCTTATGTAGTAATTCTAATGTACCTAATTGACCATAAGTTTTACCTACACTATCTAAAGCCCTATTCATTATATTTATTTTAGCCCAGTTACTAACACTATTATTGCTATTAATTAACATATTATCAATAAGGATTCCTAAATGCTTTTCAACAAATTGAGAAATTTCTTTCTCAGAATAGCTTTTTAATCCTCCAGTTCGGTAAAGTTCTATAGGTATTCTTTCATATAGGGTTTTATATGAGCTTATTATATCAGGAAATTTAAGATTATCATAATTTATACCCATATCATACATTTTTTTAACTAAATCAGGAATAACAGTTTTTAATGCTTTATCCCCATGCATTTTACTTTTAACCCAATTAATAGTATGAGCCATGTCATGTAGGGTCATTGCATCTTTTACATGAAACTCTGATAATTTATAAATAGCACGAGGTTCTTTTTTCTTTGTCTTATAATCTACTATAATATTTTTATTCGGAGATCTACTAATATTATATCTTTTTTCACCTATTGTTGTATTGGCACTTTCACCTACTCTTAATCCAATATAATCTTCTAATTCTGGTTTAATATGGAAATCTTTTTTTAGCGTTTTTTTACCAAACATATCTGTTTTATAAATAAAATTTTTTATTTTTTTAAATCCTATAGTTCTAGGTTTAGATTTTGGATTTGCAACATTAATAGCATCTCTTATTGCAGCTAAATGAGAATTATTGCCCCACATATTTATTTCTTTATATCCAAAATATCTATCACCATCTAGGTTAGAGCCCATAACCTTTTCACCCGTAGTCTTACTATATACTTCAGTTTTAAAAGCAGATTCAAATAACATTCTTCTAAAATTAGGATAATCAATAACTGTTGGGTCATTACTTGCATCAGCAGATTTATTAACAATAAGTGTACCTAAATCTCTAAAGTATTGATCCCTTGTTTGTCCATTAACAAGACCATCTTTTAAACTAACTATGGCTTCATATTCTTTACCATTTACTCCTTTAAATGAAAAAGAATAATTACCACCATTTAATTTGACATAATCAATCCAGTTCTGCATTACTATCTTTGCAGAAAGACCATAGCCTAAACCACCCTTGCCTTTATTAGAACCTTCTGCTACTTTATGTCTATAAGCTGGGGAAAATAAAAAGCTTCTAAAGTATATATCATTACCTTCTTTATAATCTTTATCTCCCTCTTGTAACTTATACCCCTTGTATCTCTGTATTTCATTTTCTGAAATATCAGGATCAGTAAATTCTTTTTCTAACCTATCTCTGTATTCACCCTTTAAATGTGCTCTTTCATTAGCAACATCTTTAAATTTTTTAGTTAACTTATTAGAGAATCCTTGGAATATCTTAATACTGTCTGAGTCTTTATCTGCTCCACCAAGATATACGTTGTCTTTATGATGGGTAAAGGCTCCAGCACCTCTCTGCCCCGTAAAACCCCTAAAGCGTAAGACACGTGTGCCAGACATGCTGTCAGCAGGAGTACGAATAGCCAAGAGATTAAATGTCGTATTCCACTTCGCCACGTCAGGTTTTGACATCCCCTTATTATGGGATTTGCGATACTGCACCCAAGCTTCGCCCAACGTGACTGGCTCGTTCCTAATATCCAAATTAGTCTGTTTAACATCTATTCCTTTTTCAAATAATATATTTATTAAATCTTTTTCTGGTATATATCTATTATTAATAGGCATATCTCTAAAAGCCTCATCAAGATATACTTCTCCTTCACGAAGATTTCTTGTTTTTTTCTTAGGGTCTATATCTACATACATCATTTGGTCAGGTGTAAATGCCTTCAACCAAGATTTACCACCATGTTCTATATATGGATTAGAGAACCTACGAACAAGATATTTTTTATATGCATTATGCCAATTGTCTTTAAATAAAACATTACGAACAAGATATGTATCACGCATAGCCTCTGATAATAATTTATTTGTAGCATGGAACTGTTTGTAATCTGTATTAGCATCGAACTCAAAGTCTGTATCAAAGAAACCTTCTTTATCTAGCTTGTTTAGTTTATCCATAAACAAACGAGTTATCTTTGGTTCTTTGTTTTTTAAAACATAATCACGAACAAACTCAAAAGGTATTTCCATTACCCCGAGGTCATGCTCATTCATTAACTTTATAAACCCATCTACATCTTTTCCCTCTTTTTTTTCAAAATCCCTAACAAGCTTTCTACCTCTAGCTGAACCAGCTAATGATGGTTCTATTACTTCTTTAAAATATTCTTTTGCAAATTCAGGAGCTTGTATTTCATTTGATTGACCATATAACTGTATAGGTATTTCCTCACCTTTAATAGCTTTTACTACATTTTCAAACGTACCTGTACTTAATTGTAAATTATTTATAGGAAATTCATATATCTTTAATGGGGTTTTTTTAAATAATTCTATTTGAGGTTTTTTAGTACCCTCTGTAGTCTCATACCAACCTTTTTTATACCCTATATCACTTGTTTGATGTTCACCTCTTAGCTTTGCAGAACTATCAAAAACAAGAAAGTCTACATTATTGGCTTCCATAAACTTATCCCAAACCTCATTAGCACGCTGTCCATTTGATTTAGTAGCCAATGTTCCAAGATTAGTAGCACCAACTAATACTGGCTTGTAATGACCAGATTTAGGATCAAGTCCTATTGCATGTGCCCCCGCATCATAAAAAGCTTTTCTTATTATAATACCACCATCTGTATCACTAGATTCTTTTTCTTGATGTTTTGGTGCTGTGGTATTTATATCTTTTATAATTACTACACGCATTAATCCATCAGGATTTGTTTTCTTAAAACTTAAAGGTGACAATGGAGTCATTCTATTAGAAAGTAACTGCATACGCTTATTAAAATCAGCAACGCTTTTACCATATCCCTTACCTAGTAATCTGTGTAATTGATTTAAGTTAGGTGCATTAGGGTCTACTAATTTATTATTAGCAGCATGATGCATTACGTTAGAAATCCACTTACGCTCATGGTTACTATTCTCACCAAAAACACTTTTCTCAACTCTCTCTGAATGCTCATAAGACTTACGTATTGCTTTGTATCTTACAGGGTCTCCCTGTGATAAAGCTTCAAATATCATTTCTTTTGTAAGCTGTATATTGCCTAAGCTATCTGCATAGTTAGCAGTCATTAAGAAGTCTTTATCTTTAACACCACTATATATGTACTTACCAGATTCATTTAATGCGTTCTGTACTAGCTTTAATCTGGCTGGACTTAGTTCAAATTTTACATTAGAACCATCAATTCTATTTTTTAATATCTTAAATGGCTTACCATTTTCATCAATTCCATGAGTAAGAAATCTAAATCCCTTACCATAACCAATATATTTTAATGGTAGCTTATGGTATCTTTCCCCTATAGATACAGCACCTACTTGTTGATTATCTGCTGTTTCTACAGTAGCATATGTCTTACCATTACGCTTAGATAGTTTAATATAATGTACTTTCTGTAAAGGCTCGACATCACTATGCCAATGTTGTCTTAGTTTTCTTTCGTGTTTTTTAAATACTTTATCACCAAGAATGTTTTTCATTCTTTCTATAAAAACTTCTACTTGTGGATCTTGACCCTTTTTACCTAAACTTGCACTACGTGCCCCTTCCACAGCATCAGTAAAAGACTTTATATTTGTAAAAATATCTTTTTCTATATCGTTATACATACGTTCAGATAATTGATTAACACGATTCCTCTTTAATACAACATCATCTGTAAAGTCAGATTGCTGACTATTGTATAACGCTTCTGAATTACTTATAGCATCTTGTATTCTTTGTATTAATTTAGTATCAATAGCATCTCTAGCTTTCATTCTGTAATAAGAATGTATATCCTTCTCTTCAAAACTTTTTTCAGTTTTATTTAAATACCTATTAGCTAAACCTCTCCATTTAAAATTAGGAAAGTGATGTTCTAAATAACCTAATGCTGAACCAGTAGAACCTTTTAAATCCTCTGAGTTCTTAAAAGAAGGCATAGGGTGTTCTTCTATTATATATTTTCTAGTCTTTTTACTTAAATATTTAAAGTCTCTAGCAAGTTCTGGGTCTACTATATCTCGTATATCTCTAGAGAATCTTCCCTCTCCTTGCTTTTCTCCTAGCAGCCACTTACCAGCAGCAGCTTCATGTGCAGGTCTAGTATTATATCCAAAGAAACCACCTAATAAATATTCATATATCTGCATTTCTGTAGGGTCACCACGCAATGTAGATGGTAATCCCATAAACATTGAGGCGACACCAGCTCTAAGTCTTTTATTAGCAGTATCTATTTGAGCGGGTGTACCTTTGTATAGGTTTCCTACTGATACAAAGTTACCTATAGCACCAAATGCACCACCTGCTATTGCACCACCAACAAATGCATCAGCCATTATATCTTTACCTTTCCATACAGAACTAACAGCACTAGCAACACCAAGTCCTAGTGCTTCTTCAGTAATAGCTCTTGTCTTTGCACCTTTACGTAAAAAATCTAATGTTTCTAGCTTAGATTTATTAAGTGTTACATCCATTAACTTTTTAGTACCTCTAGATGCAACCATTGGAATTGCCATAGCATCTAAGGTATCTATACCAGATTCTATTGCTTTATAAAGACCTGTTCTACCAAATGGCTTTTTAAATACAGACAATGGGGCTTTCATAATAGCTGGAGCAAATCCAGCAAGATGTCCCAATTGTCTAAAAATGGCTTCACCTGTATTACGAGGTTCTTTAGGAATAAGATCAAAGGTTGTTAAGCCTTCAATAAACCCAGCTTGTGCTTGTTGAAAGCCACGTCTAAGACTAAAATTACTTTCTAGTCTTTTAAAGCCTATTTCATTTTGCTCTGCAAGTTGCTCTAGTTCATCTAACTGGTCGTCAGAGAACATATCAGGATTAGACCTGTATGTGTTGATTAGGCTTTGTACTTTAAAGCCTTCGTAATAGTTAGCCAAAATTTATTAGTACATTGCCCCAGGAATTTTTTTATCCCTTCTAGGGTCACTAAAATATCTTTCTTCTGCTGGAGCATTACCATATAGTTTTGGATAATTGTAGTAACTAGAGAATGGATTATTTGGAGTATCTTCTTCAAATATAGGTAATTGTGAACCTACTCCTACTGCTGCAGCTCCACCACCACCGTACTGAAGTATTCTAACTGCAGTTTCATAAGGAACTCCTAATCTTCTAGCTAATGCATCTGCTGCTCTCATACCTTGTAATCTAGCTGTGTTTATACCAGCTTGTCCAAAAGCTTTACCAGCTCTACCAAGATTACTTCCTATTCTACCAACAGCACTAGAGCCAACTGCTCCAGCTACATCACCAACCTTACCTTTAATATTTACACCAGCTTGACTCATTCGTTGCCTTATTTTTCTAATAGCATCTTTACCACCGCCTTTTAACATACCAGAAGCACCCTTTACTAATTTAGCCCCACCTATTAATCCACCAGCAAGTCCACCTGCCATACCAACACCACTAGCCATTTTGTCTATAGCTGTTTGTCCATAAACACTTTCGCCTCTAGAATGTGGTTCCCAAGTATTTGGCAACAAACCAAATGTAGCCATTTCACCTGCCTGATATAAAGCTTTACGAATAGGCTTAGATTCTCTTTTAAAGTTTTCTCCTAAACCACGTGCCATTAAAGCAATTGCTTCAGCTTCTTTATTTGAATATTTGTCAGGGTCTTTATTATAATCCTGTATTAATTTTCTCATTACACTTGGGTTCATTTTATTCTCCTAACTGGTTTAACATTATTAAATCTAATAAACTTTGAGCATCCATTGACTCAGTATCTATATATTGACCAACTTGACTTGGATCTATAGATACGTTCTCATCTTGACCAATAATTTGACTTATATCAGGTGCAAATTTTTGTCTAGGTACTAATGAATCAAATTCATCTTGATGCTCTGCTATAAGACCTTCTCTATCCCATATATATCGCCAAGGATGATGTAAAAATCCAGTTTTATTTTTTACCCATTTCTTTTTCCATCTATCTCTATCCACCTCTCCTTCATCTGAAATAAGTTTATTAATTTTTTGAACAGATTGACCTTTTTTTAATTTTGCTTTAGCTTTTCTTAGTGCGATTTGATCGGCAAACATACCTTCTTTTAATTGTTGATTTGCTTCAGATACACCAGCTTGTCTTTCATTAACACTAGCTTGTCTTGCTCCAAGAACTCCATCTAATAAACTTCTACTTCCTTCAGAGCTATAACCTGTCCAGCGTTGTTGCATTTGTGGTACTATCATATTATTCTCCTAAGTTGTTTTGTTCATTCCTAAGAATGACCCACCTAAATTAAACAAGTTATTACTCATATTGTTTCTCCAAGATGACTGTGCATTTTGATTCTGAACTTGTTGATTGTATTGTGATTGTTTTAAATACTGATTATAAGTATTCTGATTTTGTGTATTAAATTGCTGATTAGCTAAAGCTCTTTGGTCTATTCCACTAGCAAATTGCCCACCTTGACCATAAGCTCCTGTAGCCATTTGACCAAACTGACCAGCCATACCAAGAGAAGTATTCATAATACCTTGCATACCCTGAGCATATTGATCTCCTGCTTGTCTATTAGTTACAGCATCATATACATTACCCATTCCCATAACACCTCTAGCTGCCATTGCTGCATTCATATTGCCAATAGTCTGCTGTCTCATATCTCCTACACTCTGTCTAAGATTCTGAAACATTCTTTGATTATAAGAACCACTTGGATTTATCATATCTTGATAAGTATTTCTAAAATCTTTTCCTAGTCCAAAGCTATTCTTTATACTTTGAGTTAAAAGTGGATTGGTTTGATAATCACTCTTTGATAAATCAAAACTAAAATCCTGATTTATATTTTTAGGCTTATTCATAGCCCCTGTTAACAAGCCCATTCCAGCTGATGCCATTCCTAGCCAAGGGCTTGCTGCTGTTAAAAAACTACTCATATTAAAACCACTCCCTGTTGTTGGTGCTCCTGTTTGTTGTGCTAAATTTGGTTGCACAGCAGTAGGATTATTTGTTATTGCTGTATTATAATTAGGATTTAACTGAAAATTAGGATTACTGTTTAATCCAAAATTAGAATATGATGGAGGAATAACTGTATTTGTAGAAGGTGTACTAACGGGGGGTTGATTTTGTATAGTAACAGTATTAGTTCCCACATCCGTATTTCCTGACTGTATATTCCACAAAGGATTATTTGTCATATTTATATTATAACCATCTGGCATAAGTTACTCCGTGTTTAATGTTAATGAGGTCTTAGCCCAGCCTTCGCTAGTTCGACCTTGTATTTCATAAGATGTACCATCATTAGATTTAACTACTCTGATGTCACCTTCTTTACCTGAAAATTCTTCTTTAGAAGTTATAGTATCTCTACTATTAACTGCATCTATCAATTCATTTAAATCGTCATATATTTTATCTACTACTCTTTGTAGATTACTATCGCTTACTTTTTGAGAACGCTTCTTACTTATCATGACATAGCCTTTGTTCTTCTAAGCTTTCTATAAACAATTCTTATTGCATCGACAATTGAAGTTGAATCGCTTACAAATATCTTTACTTGAATATGCCTAGACTTTGTAGGAGTATTTAAAGCTGCATAAGTACCACTATTTTCTGCTGTATTTACTGTAATAGTAGGAGTAGAGTCTTCAGAAAGAGCTTCTACTTTAAAAAACTTTTTATCTACAGTAGAATCTCCCATTGTAAATTTTTTACTATACCATTCAAAACTAGTTTTTCTTGTAGAGTTTTTAGGATCAAATGGCTGTATTAATCCATGTTCTGTATCTGAAATCAAAACTTCATTGTTTTTACCTATAGTAGAACCATAAACTTCAAAAGTCCCATAGCCCGAACTTAATCCATTTGCTCTAGTCCACACATCCCATCTATTTTTTGGAACAGTATATACTAAAGTATGTGGAAAATATTGACTACTAGCTTTTCGAGTATAGAAAAAATAAAAAGATTTTCTATATCCATCATATGCAGCAACAATATCTCCATAATAATGACTAGAGCTTAAAGCAGTTAAGTATTCCATAGAACTATATAAAGCTTCTGAGTTATCAGTTTGTTCTGCATATTTTATTGGTTGAGCAATATCATTTATTGATTGCCCATCATAATAATAAATACTATTATTATCCATCCAGCACATACCAATATCAGACACAACTACAGAATTTTGATTTCTACATCCTATACCTTCTAAAGTATCTTCTATATACATACCATCAGGATTTATTACATATATACTATTTTCTGAAAAAGCATACAGCCTACCATTAAAAGATTCTAATGCTACTGGTTTACTTGGTAGTAATAAAAAATCCCTAGCCCAGTTAAACTGGTCAAAGTTAAATGGTCTAGACTTAAATAAATAGTTAGTAGCATTATCTATACCTATATGAGAACAATCTCCTATATATAAATAATTATTTACTTTAGTACTTAATCCATATTTAGGTAATGTATTATCAATAGCTTCAGATATACCTACACGTGATTCATAAGAAGAACCATCGTCTCTATTATCAATAAAATCTTTTTCATAATATTTACCCCAGTCTGGAGAGGTATGTGCTTGAGCTGTCTCAGACCATCCATATTTAACTGAAACACTATCTACTAATCTAAAAAAACCAGTAGGTACTGTTTGTGAGGCTGATAAGCCATTAGACCTGTAAATGTTAATGTGCGTAATCCTTTTACTTAGTCCAGAAGCATATATCCTTAAAGTAAAAGTAATTTGATTTGTATTACTTGGATCATACTTTTCCCAAGGAGATAATGGAGTTTCTTGATAACCATCATAAACAAAACTAGTAGCATAAAATTGAGGAAAATGATTTGCACTTATTGCACTTGCAGTTGAATTAGTAGCAAAATTAGTAAAATTAACTTGTGATTGTTTAAATGCCGTAGCATTAGATGTTCCAGATTTTTTAGCCCATTGTTCTACATCTTCTTTACTAAAAATATTCCACTCTGAACCATCTGCTGAAATTTGAGCATTATCTATATGTAAATTAGCTTGACTATAAGAAGATTGTTCGGAATTTAAAAGTGCTCCGTTACCACTAACACCTACTTTAGTATGAACCCAAAATTTTGTATAAGCTGCAGTTGAATGCTGAAAAGCAACTGTTAAATAACTTGTTTCTGTATTTTGATTTACAGAATGAGCAAACGCCCCTAATGATAAAGACGTATCAATATCTGAATTAAATGCGTGTACTTTTGCTGATGTTCCATCTAAAACTGCTCCTGCTGTATAATTATCTTTTATAATAAGAAGTATCCACCCTTTATCTACATTTGTAATATGACCACTTACAGCAGCATAAGAACCTACTGCTGGAGTAGTGCCACTACTTGCATAAAATTCAGGTTTCCCCTCATTTGGAGTAGAACTCCATTGATCATTTACAACAGCTATTCTAGAAACAATTCCAACCCATTCAGTAGACCCAATCCCATTAAATAAACATATATTAGGAACAACATATGTAACAGCTATTTGGTCATCATTTGCTGCAGCTGATTCACCTTCCCACCTCCAAGTGCCATCTGCTACTGTTGTTCCATTTGTGTGGTCACTTCCTTTATATGGAGTTTTATTTGTCAATGCTTGACTACCTGCCCCATTAACAAAAGCAGATTTTAGTTTATTAAATAACCAATTTGAATCTTGTCCAGTATTATCTGATTTTCCATGAGCAAACCAAATATAATTACCATTTTCAATTATATCAGTCATTGTAACTGCTATACCAGTAAATACTACATCAATAAAAATATCCATATCCTCTGTATCTATTTTTATTAAATGCAGAGTACTGCTTACATTATCAACAACCCATAAATTACCATCAGAAGATAGACACATAGCTCTTGTAGCTGTAAAAAAATGTTTAGATCTTTTTATCAACTTGCCAGTTGAAACTTCTAGTTTATATACATAATTACCATTTTCTTGTATTCCATAAACATAAGTATTACTAGAATCTGTTATTACTTTATGCATTAATGGAAAAGGACTGGGTTTTTTTAACTCAGCATCTTCTATTTGTAAACCGCTAGGAACACTTCCACCAAATTGTCCATGTGGTATAATACCAGCCCACTTAGGATCTCTTGTTTTACCAAGACCCATATGTACTTCTTTATTATTTGTTTGTAAAGCAGCTATTTCTCCAGCATCTCCAAAACTTCCTACTTCTAAGTCTGTTATTGATGGACTATCCGCATAAACATCTGCAATTGATTTTATGTCTCCATCACTATTATCTACATATACCATGCGATAAGTGCCTTCATCATTTATCATAGCCATTCTTTTTGCATCTACTGAAGCAAGTATAGCAGTAGCATCTTCTTGTACTGCTTGTAAAGAACCAGCTTGTCCATAAGGATCTATATTCTCACCATAAGCAGCAGCATCATCTGGAATATCTCTATCATCTGGGTTATATATATTACCAGATTCAAATGTGTTTATTTCAAATAACTCTTTAGGCACTAATTAGTTTCCCATTATATGTAGTATAACCATTACTTATAGTTAAAACTACTAGATTAAAATTTCCGTTAGACATTATATCAACTACTCCAACATTATGACTCCAGTTAGTAGGTCTACCTTTTAAATAACTTTTAGTCATATCTGTTAAGCATCCCATTGAATGTGCCATGTGTGCTCCAGTAATGTGCTGGATGGTTGCTTTTTGGCAGTCGTGAGTGTGCCCATAGATGACGTTGCATCCCAATTGTAAGGCATGGGTTCTGGCATGAGATACTCCCATGTAGTGACCCCCGTGATATGCGTAGAGTTTGCTTCCAAGTACTTTAAATACTTCTCCGTATTTATGCCACTCATATCCTCTTTCATCAAATTTAAATGCCTTTCTTGAGCCATACTGTTTTAAGTACGGGTTTTCTTCAACGAAGTTGTCAAACCAGATCTCATGATTTCCCTGTGCAAAGATTTTTTTCTTGCATTGTATTCTACGTAAAACTTCATCAATCTCATCAAGTCCTTTATTCCCCGCTTCAATTTCTTTTTTTATTGCTGGTAATTGGTACTCAAGGGGTGGTCTTTTTTTCTTAGACCATTGCCAATGTGATACCGATTCACCATCAATAGTATCTCCTAATAGCAAAAATGCTGTAGGTTTTACTTCTTCTAGTACATTTAATGCACATGCAAATGCCTTCTTATCATGATTTGGGAAGTGAATGTCTGGAAAGACAACCACTCTTTCTTTTATAGTCATTCATCATCCTCTAATCTCTACATGAACTAAGTCATCAAAAGAGTTATCTTTTATTTCGCCGTCACTATCCCAGTCGCCTCCCCAACGAATACTGACTCCCATTTGTTTTCCTATGCCTCTAACCATTC